AAGCAGAAGAACCTCAACAACTATTGGAACAAGGTCTCGAAGGCCCTCTGATCATGAAAACCAAGATCACCTACCGCACCCTTTACTACTGCGTCTACCCCGAGAATTGCAAGGGGTGGACACCCGATCGAGAGTTCACTGGACGATTCGCTTTGGATCGCCTCACGAGGTACCTCGAGGTCAACCGTCGTGAAGGCGGTGAAAAGCTCAAAGTCATTCGGCTAACCGAGGAAGAACTGACTGCCGAGGAGATCCGTAGCCTTGAGCTCGTCGACTCGAGCGACCCGCGTCTAGCTTAAATCACTTTACCTATGAAAACTAAAATCGCAGCCTTCGTTAAAGGAATGGCAATCGGCCTCTGTCTCGTCACCGGGATCTTCAACTTGATCCTCGGATTTTTCTACAGTAACGATAGTTGGCAGGGAATCGCCGGTGTCAACCAGTTAGCTCTGGCCGCGGCTCTCATGCAGGCAGACTAACTGTCTAAAATCCCCACAGAATAAATAACATTGTTCTGTGAAATGAGCCTACTTCTAGTAAGTAGATCAAGATATACGCTTCGGCCTTCAAACAGCATTGGCCTATCTAACATAAAGCATACTTCAACTCAAATTGAGGTAGGCTCATTTCACAGAACTATTTGATTTACATCCCGGCCAGACGTGCTAGGATCATTCATTATGAGTAACGGAAAATTCACCAGAGACGAACTGGTCCGCCTGCTTCAGGCTCGACCGGCTCCTCACATCACCTTTACGAAGGTGGATGGAACCGAACGTACGATGTGGTGCACCCTGCATGAGTCGTACATCCCAGAGGCGGCGAAGCCTAAGAACGAGAAGCAGATCAAGGAGAACCTTGACGTGATCCGCGTCTACGACCTGGATAACCAGGGTTGGCGCTCGTTCCGTGTCGAGTCAGTAACAGACTGGAAACGCTGAACATGGCCGTCGAAGACATCCTCAAGAATGCCAAGAAGCGCACAAAGAAGGTGCGCAAGCACATCCATGGCGTCAATGCCACGGATGAGCGGTACACCGGTGCTGAACCGGTCTGGGACGATTGGAAGTCTTGGCCGAAGGAGAAGTTTGAGAAGGAGCGCAGTCGCGCTTTCAACTTCTACAACTACTACCTTTCAGCCAAGGAAACCAAGCCTAAGGTTCTTGAGTGGATGGAGGCGGACGGCTATTCTAAGCAGGACATCGCTGCCGTCCGACGTGCACCGGACTATCTTCCCGGCATCACTGTTGGCACCCTCTGCACTTCAATGCTGAGGGGAATGCCATCACGCCATCCGGAGATGGACTATCATCCTGACGATATCTTCGTGCGTGACATCATCGTGAAGGTCATAGCAGAAGCAAAGAACATTGCGGACCCTGAGAAAGTTGCCAAAGAACCAGCGGTGTCTCCCATGGTATTCTTGAAGGACAAGACGACTCGGACCATCATCATGGACCTTGACGTCATGCTTGACCAGTGGAGCGTGGGTAACTCTCAGTCCACTCCTATCGACATCTATGCCCGTATGCAGGAGCACAAGCTTCCAGCAGCTTCCTGTAACCAGGTCGAGCAATGGTTGACACGCCATCGTGATGAGATGGGGTGCGCACTGGACAAGTCCGATGCCTATCTGGTCGAGGTGTATCAATACCTGACGAAGGAGCAATTGACCTCTAGGGTGAAGGCGTTCAATTCGATGTTGGCCGACCTGGATAAGTTCCGGAACGCGGCCAAGGCGACTCGTGCTCCTCGTGAGAAGAAGCCGGTGTCTGCCACAAAGCAGATCTCGTCCCTCAAGTACTGCAAGGAGAATGCCGAGTTCAAGATCGCCTCGGTAAATCCTGTTCGGATCGTCGGTGCCTACCGCTTGCTGGCTTTCAATACGAAGTACCGTATCCTGCTGGATTACGTAGCCCAGAACGAGAAGGGTCTGTCCATCAAAGGTACGACCCTTCAGAACGTGGATGATCTGAGCACTCGTGCGATCCGTCTGCGCAAACCTGACGAGTTCCTTCCTATCGTGCTGAACAACACACCTAAACAGATCGAAAAAGCCTGGTCAAACCTGACCACCAAGGAGAGCAAGCCAAAGCCACGCATAAATGGTGAAGTGGTACTCCTACGAGTATTCGAGACCCGCACACCATGACGCTACTCCCTAATCTATTGACCAGTGCCACGCTGACGCACCTCATCGAATCCTTGGTAAAGAAGGAAAAGATGACCTACATCGAGGCCGTCATCCACGTGTGCGACGAGCGCGGGATTGACCCCGCTGACATCGCCAGACTCATTACTCCTCCCATCAAGGCTAAGCTTGAGTCCGAGGGCATGGCAGCAAACCTACTTCCTAAAACCAACACACTAGATTCATTCCTATGAGTACTACAGAAACACCTACATCCGGACTCGCGCAAACGCCGGAACTTTCCGCAGATTCAAGCGGCAATATCACCTATACCGCCCCGGCCAAGGCTATGGAGCGTCGCGCAATCAAGCGTGGACGGCATCCTGACGTCACTCCTGGAGCCTTCGGTGGCAAGCGCAAGGACAACGGAATTAACTATCGCACTAGCAGCTTGATCCGCGCCTTTCGATGAGCAAGGCATACACTGTCTCTATTCCTGAGCTTCAGAAGCACGGGCAATCCGCGGTAGAAGCTTTCATGGCTGCTGCCTATAATGACGGCATTATTGACAAGAAACAGCTAGAACGTCTTCAGAACAAGATTGTGATGGTTCAGACTCAAGATTCCTTCATCGACCGTTTTCAGAAGTTGATCGGATTTACTGAGCCTTCTGACGACCTAGGGGCAAACGTCATGTGGATTGTCTACACGAAAAATGAAAATTAAACCTTTCTTTTTCTGCAACTACCGCTTCGTCACTCCGAAACTTGGAGTCTTTGTGCAAGCGTACCATCAGGAAGCTAATCCGTGGAACGATGCCCAAGACGTCAGAGGGATCCAGATTCATGTCGGTCTCGCCTTGGTGGAAATTCTGATCCACGTTGGAGTCGAAAAGGATTTCAATTGAAACCTTGGGAAGCCTATCAGATATATAATGCACTAAAGCTGCACTTCGAGTCGGACACGTACGACGCACTGAAGTACAACTTCCGTACCTCTGCATCGCAGAGTTCGTTCCTTAAAAGAAAAGACCGGTTCTACTTTGCCAAGCTGGCGAAGAAGTATCCGGATCGACAGACTTTGGTTGACTTCCTGGTGGCAAACTTCTCTTCGGGGAAGGACTTCTGGGCAGGCAACCTTCTCGACCCTGAGGCTGAGAAACGGTACGCGGAATGGATCCGGAAACGTGATTCGTTCAGCTACCACTTCAGCAACGAGGTCGATTACTTGCTCAACTACTGTCAGAATCACTCGCTTCAATTTGACGATCTTTTCGTCGTCAAGGAGACTCAGTGCTATCCTGCCATCGTTGAGCTTTACTTCGCAGGTGAGATCTCATTAGAGACCGTCACGGTATTTGATGAGATGCTTGGATTCATGAAGAACCAATCCATTACGGAGACGATCTTCTGGCCAGGATTCTCCAAGAACCTGTTCAAGTACAGGCCATTCCTTCGGCAAGTTGTGGATATGAAAAAGTGCAAACAAATCGCACTTTCGAGATTTACAACCGTCAAGGACTAGTTAGGATACACAACGCAATACGCAACCATACAACGCATACACAACATGTCATTCGAACAAATGAAGAAGAACCGGCAAGCAACCATGTCAAACATGCTTGCCCAGGCGCAGAAGGCCTCAGCTGGCCAAGAGAAGAAGTCGTACGACGACGATCGCTTCTGGCAACCGCAGGTCGACAAGGCCGGTAACGGCTACGCTGTCATTCGCTTCCTCCCGGCTGCTCAGGGAGAAGAGCTCCCGTGGATCCGCTATTGGGATCACGGCTTCAAGGGACCTACGGGTCGCTGGTACATCGAGAACTCCCTGACGACCATTGGTCAGAAGGATCCGGTCTCTGACCTGAATACCAAGCTCTGGAATTCTGGCCGTGAGGAGGACAAGGATCTCGTCCGCGCTCGTAAGCGTCGTCTCCACTACGTGGCCAACATCCTGATCATCTCTGATCCGGCCAATCCGGCCAATGATGGTCAAGTCAAGCTGTTCAAGTTCGGCAAGAAGATCTTCGACAAGATCCTTGACGTGATGCAGCCTGCCTTCCAGGATGAGAAGCCGGTCAACCCGTTCGACTTCTGGGAGGGTGCCGACTTCAAGCTGAAGATCCGCAATGTCGAGGGCTATCGTAACTACGACAAGTCTGAGTTCGCTTCGCCGGCTCCTCTCTTTGGAGGTGACGAGAAGAAGCTCGAGGCGATCTATGGCGGATTGCACTCACTGAAGGACTTCATCGATCCGAAGAACTTCAAGTCCTATGCTGAACTTGAGCGCAAGCTCAAGGAAGTTCTGGGTGAGGCTGGTCAGGTTCTGACCACCGCTGAGTCCGTGGATCTTGATGAGAAGGCTCCTGCTCCAGTGGCAAAGGCTGTTGAGGCGCGTCCTCTTCGCCAGGCTGCTCCTAAGGCAGAGGCTGCCGAGGATGGTGAGGAAGAGGACACTCTGTCCTACTTCGCCAAGCTGGCCAAGGAAGACTAATCAGTCTTCAGTCTAACAGCAACCAAGGATGTACCAAACCGGTACATCCTTTTTCTTTACATGCCCCAGTTAGCCAGCGGCATGGTCATCCAGCTCGTACGATCTGGGATGTTCGAGCTGTTGTATGTTACAGATTGCGCTGAGACATTTGGCGCCTTCTTCGAAGGAGCTGCCGCGTTGTTAGAAGCCGATGCCATGGATGTCTCGGCCTTTATCTGATCGGTGTTAGATTGAATCGCTGCCATCTCCGACCCTACGGTCGAAGGCATCGCCCCGATTGGAGTCTGGGTTTGACCGCCAGAGAGGTTCTCCATGAGAGCATTCATGAAACCCTTCTGAGCATCATCGAACGTTCCAAGAATTCCAAGCAATCCTTTGCTTTCCGACTTGGACTCGATGATGGCATTGGACTTCTTATCGGCCTCTTCCTTAAGAAGGCGATCCTGTTCAGCGATATGGGCGTCGACTCGTTCCTGTTCCCCCTGCAGACGCTTGGCTATAGTTTTTTCTTGTGCAGCCTTGAGTATTCCCTTTTGAGGACTTTCCTTTGTTTTGGCTGTTGTCGCGGTATTTGTTCCGCCCAGGTACTCCGCAAAATCAAATTTTCTCACCGAAGACATGTCGGCTCCAAAAAATTCACCGATGGTAGCCATGCTATTCTTAATCAGATTGGCTGGTAGTGCCCATAAAAATTTGGCCAACCCGCGGAAAATCTCGATGATGCCACCTAGTATGTTGCCTGATTTGAATTCTTCTGTGATATCACCCCAGATGTCTACCACACTCTGAAAAATTTGCTCAAATGTTTCGCGACCCCAGGCGAGTAGACGATCGATGTACTCGTTAATTAACTCTGTGAAGTCAAATGAATCTAAGAAACTCTCGGCTTCTTCAAAACCGAACTTACCCAGTATCCACGAGATTGCGCTCTTCAGTAGATCCAGTGGTGCACCAATAACGCGGCCCACAAGTTCCTTTACTCCAGTTCCGATCGCCTCTCCAATATCTCCAGTTTGACCGAACTTATCGAATGCGGCACTGATCGATTTGAACACGTCCCAGAAAATCAGGAGTTTTCCTACGATGACGCCCACCAACTTACCAATACCGAAAAACTTTCCAAACTTGGACAGGAATGAGTCATACAGACCCTTCATATAATTCATGAGTTTCGTAAAGAATTTGCCAATCTTACCGAGGAATCCGCCTTCCTTAGATAATTCTTTGAAAGCCTTTAAGCTATCCGAGAACAGTTCTCCAAATGATTTCGATAAATCTTTGAAGAATTCTCCGATCTTCTTGAATGGTGTTGATAATTTCTCGATGAATTTTGAATTCAGTCCGATCCTTGCCAGGAACTGATCGATCTTGAGTAGCTTACCTATAGTTGTGGTAATGCCCTTGAACAATTCCGTGAAATATCCAACGATGCCAGCCACGAATCCTCCGACCAAACCGCCGATAATTCCCAGTGCTCCTAGCAACTTCTCCATGAAAGTTGCTGGTTTGTCGACACCTTTAACGGTAGTATCCTTCGTTTCGCCACCCCCTGACCCGAGGCGCTTCAGCAGTTCAATCATCTCAGAGGAATTCTCATCCTGCTTCAGACGATCGATCCTGCGCTGACCGGCTTCATCTGACATAAGGTTAGTGATGAAAGACACGTCCTCCATTATAAGCCTAGCCCTGTTGTTCAGAGTTTCAACGTGGGCCGCTAGATACTGCATTCCAGCTTCAACGGAACTTGAGGATCTATTCAGACTATCAACCGAGGAAACTAATCCTAGAACGGATTTGTTAAGAGAAACAAGCTGCTCACAGATTTCACCTAGGATAGTATCATCCTCTTCCTTCTTCTCTTGGCGAGTAGGGACGAGGTCAAGGGCCTTGAGGGTGTTGACCTGAATCTTGTCCAGAGTTTCGTTCTGGACCATCAGTTCTAACAGGATATCCTCGAATGTCGATTGCTGCTTGTCTTTCATTGTGTCTTATTCTGGCGCTTGATGCGTTCGTTCTCCTCCTTGATGTGCTCAACGAGAAGCGATACGTAGATTTCCCTCTCCCATGGAAGCATGTTATCAAGCTCGGTCAGACTGTATTTGTGGTGCTGCATCAGCGCAAAATTCGTCTGGAAGTGGTTGAGCAAGCTATCATGTGAGAGGCTTATGAGAAAAAATTCTGGAGCCCTCTGATCACGATCTTGTTGTCCTCGGAGCAGTGCTGGCACTTGAATTCTACCGTATGCTCGAGCTTTGGTGTCGCCTCGATGAACTTCTGGATCTTGGCAAACTGAGCCTGGTTGAGCGACTCGATGAATTGACGCAGCTCGTCCTTCGAATGATCTGATGCTCGGTAGACACCCTTGTCATCGAAGATCGAATCTATGCAGCCAATGATCACTGACATCACCAGGTCTTGCTCATTCGCCTTCTGGTCTATCTCAGCCAGATCAGAGATGAGTGTGACACCAGGCCAATTCATGACCACACCGATCTTATCGGTGAGTTGGATCTTGGCATCCGGTAAATTCTCGGTGTCGACCTTGATTTCTTCCAGGTTGAGTTCTACTTGATTCGGCTTGCTGCACTTCTCACACTTCAGAGTCAGCTTCGAGATCTCTCCGACTGACTTGGAGCGTAGTTTCAGGAACACGTATTCCAGATCGAACACAGATAGAGTGTCTGGATCGATCTTTCCGAACGTGCACGACGAGATGATATCCTTGACTGCCTGGGTGATCTGTTTCTGATCGCTAGATTCACGGGCGACCATCAGGATCTTCTCTTCCTTTACCAGGTAAGGACGATATTGGATCTTCCGATTCGTAGAAGGAAGACGTAGCTCATATTTCGGGGTCTCAATTGTCGGTAGTGGCATGACGAGTTATGGTATAATGATGTTGTAGGTTTTCGTTCAGAAAATTTTCTTGATGCCTCCAATGGCGGTCTTGACGGATGACACCGCGGTAGCGATGGCGCCTTCTTCCTCGAAGTTCTCGTACGTCATCGTAACGTAGAACTTCTGCACTGAATTCTCCTGAGTGTTATCCAGAGCCACCGACGCAAACGATACCGGATAAGCTTTCTTCAGCTTGATTCCATAAACAGGCAGGTTGTCTTTGTTCAGCTGTTGGATGACCACGTCCGTCGTGTACTCATCCTGGTAGCGTACACGGTAATTCTCGAAGTCAATGACCAGATTCGACCACTTGTCGAACATCTTCTTGACATAGTAGTCGTTGGTCAGCAAGAAGGAGAAGGTCACGTCCTCGTTCATGAAGCCATACGGTATCTTGATGGCCTGGCGATTGCTCTGATAATCCATCGTCAAGATCTGGCGACCTGGGAGCATGCACGATTCACAGAGAATACCGATGTCTCTTGGGTCATTGATCAGGGAACTTGCCTTGAAACTGCGAGATAGCAGGGATACCGCGATGTTTTGAATATCGATGTTCAGAAGGCTAGCCGCCGGTGGCTGCATGTAGACAGCAAACCGGTTCGGATGTGCCACTCCCCCGTGCTTGACGAGGGTGCCTTTCATGTCGTTGATGCTTTTTCCTAGGAGTGACATTGTTATGGTGCTTTCTGATACGTTTTCTGCGAATCTCTCCAGACGCGCGTCTTCTGCGCACCCTTGAAGTGTTCCGTCGGTAGGAAGATGGCTGTTTCCCAGTCTGGGGCGTAGACCTGTGCAATTCGGCTCTTGACCTGATCAAAGAGGTAGTGCTTGATGCATGGTCTGAAGTAACGGTATCTCTGAGCATTTACCAGAAGCTGATATCGAATCTTCATTCGAGTATTCTCAGTCAACTTGCCATCATCGGCATTGATCGTGGCCATTAGCTTGTCTAAGAATATAGCACGGACCTTCGGATGAAGATAGTGAAGATTCAGACCCAGGAATCCACCCTCTGCCGGTCGAAGCATGATCACCAGAGGAAATCTGTCGTAGTAGGGTAAGGTATCCTTGTGTAAGGCGTCGTAGACGAACATGTACATGAAACCCCAGCGAGGTTCTGGTCTGACCTTTACCGCCGGGTCGTTCAGCAACTTCTGGCGATTGATCCGACCGTTGAGTTCTTTAACTCGCTCAACGAACCACTCACGAGCCTTGCGCGACCTAGCCTCAAATCCTGTGGCTGTGGCTTCTGTTCTTAGAGTGTCAAATAGTGACGCCATGGTCACCTATTTATAGACAATTCTAGAGGATTTTAATTCCTAGCGACCTCAGGAAGTCTTCGTCCCAGATCTGAAAGTTCCAACCACGATCCTCGGCGTACTCTTTCGCCGCTTCCCATTTGCTGATGTTCTTCGCGTACGTCATGACCTCAGTGATGAACTTCTTTGTCTTCTTACCAGGATTCTTAGGCGGCTTTGTCTCCTTCTTAGGCTTGATCTCGATCAAGAATACCCTACTATCTGTGAGTTCGAATTTGATATCGACGAAGTACCGATGTAGTTGACCGTCGGTCTTGCACCGATATGGCACCACAACCTCCTCCGAGGACCATGATTTCACCGAAGTTTGCTCATCAAGCCAGCGGAATACCTGTCGTTCCCATAGCGAACGGTACACTATGTTAGTGATATCGCCTCTGTATTTAGAGGGATTCTTCGGAGAAAATTTACCTCGGTAACTCAATATAAATACAGTATTTATGCCAGAATTCCTTACTAACATAGCAAACTCGGCTCAGCAGTCATTTCGCGAGTCAGAAAAGGAAAAAGTGCTGATGCAGCCGTTTCGAGTGGGCGATTCGCGCGTACTCGCGTTTCCAGGCGACATTCGCTCAAAGGATTTGCCCTTTGTAACATTTACCGCATTTGGCAAAACTAGTAGTCCGGTTATCGCTCTGCCAGTACCTCCCGGGCTTTCTATTGGTGACGGAATGTCCTATTCGACGATCAATCTGGGAATCATCGGTACAATCATGGCTGAGACACTGACGCAGATGGGAAAACAAGATACTATCACCGGTGTCTTGGGTGCCGGAGTGGGAGGTATGGCCGGATCGCTCATCAATAAAGCTAAGCAGATGAATGCAGCAGCTGCAGCATCGATTTTAGCCAGGAGAGGTGGATTTGAAACATTTGCTGATGCCGTAGATCTCAGTCAAAGGCAAGTCATTGCTCCTAACACGAATACGACTTTCCAAAACTCGAACATCAGATCATATGCGTTCACGTTCAAGATGGTCTCTCGAACGAAGGCGGAAGCGGCTACAATCAAGAGGATCGTCGACGTTCTTCGCGAGTACATGTATCCAGAGGGAAAGGATGTCATCCTCGAGTACCCTCCGATCTGGAGCATTGAGTTCAACGACCGTGAAGGCACTGTCAATCCGTTTCTTCCTAAGATCTACAGCTCATATCTGACGAGCCTTACCACGTCTTTCAATTCCACGACTAACATCTACCACGAGGACGGAAGTCCGGTCGAAACTGACATCGCCATAGCTTTCCAAGAAACCAAGGCGCTCACCCGCGGCGACATCAAGGCTCTGGCAGGACAGAAACCAAATTCATCATAATCCACCATGGCTTTCTTTCGTCAATTTCCAAAGGTCGGATACGACTTCGAGCAGAATGGTGTCATCACAAACATCATCGACATCTTTCGTTCTGTCAGAGTCGATTCCGTATTTCTGGACGACATGTCGACGTACCAGTACTATCAGGTCAGAAACGGAGAACGTCCTGACGTCGTTTCGACTATTCTGTACGGAACTCCGGATTACTATTGGACATTCTTCATCATCAATGAACAGCTAAAGACTGGTTTGTCAGGTTGGCCGATGAACACAGAGGAGTTCGAGGATTACATGACTCTGGAATTTTCTGGTACAGTTATCGATACCGAACCTTCGGTCGTCACAACGCCAGATGGAACAATCCTTCGTTACGACAACTCGTTAGCCGGAAGATTTACGATTGGAGAAACGATCACCGGGGCGACATCGCTTGCAACCGGTCTTCTGAAAGAGAAAAACGTTCCAATGAGTCAATTGATTCTTGGCGCGGTCAACGGCAATTTTAGGTTCTCCGAACAGATTCAAGGATCAACTAGCAGTAGCACAGTGGTTACGAGTCGAGTCTATGAGCACCGCGATGCTCCTCATCATTACGAGGATCAGAATGGCCTGGAGGTATACTGCTCACGATTCATCGACGAGGATCTGACCATTGGAGGTGTGAGACCAGAAGCTGCTGAGTTCAATCTGAACCCAGTATCGTACTACGAGTATGAACTTCAGTTGAATGACGAGAGAGGCAATCTGCGGGCTGTTCGACCGAACATGATCTTTCAGTTCGCACAGCTGTACTCGAAACTGATTAATCAATGAGCAACAGGCAGATCAATGTAGACCTAAATACCTCGAGGGTCTTAGTACCCTCGGCGTTTCGTGTTTCGGAGATCGTGCTTACCAATTACGCTGGTAGACAATTCAATATTCAGAGAATTGTAGCAGATTTCTCTATTACAGAGAGCATCTATAGATCTACTCTGTCGTTAAGTCTTTCAATTCGTGACGACTCTAGTTTCATGGAAGGGGTATCTCTATCCGGTCATGAAGTAATCGATGTCAGTCTTGAAAGAACTCTTCCAGATAATGTCATCCAGAAGGTCAAACTTAATTTTCGAGTCACCGAGTATCCGATCTATTCCAAATTCAATAACGGAGTTCAGGTGTATCGCTTAAATGCGATATCACCGCACGCTTATACCTCGAAGTTCAAGAAGATCTCCAGAGCTTTCCGGGGAAAGATCGGCGACTTCGTGCGAGCTGTATTAAAGAGCGACCTTGGTGTTCCCGACGAAAAGATAGACATAACTGCTGACGCTACAGCCAATATCGTCTTCGTTGTTCCGAATCTAGAACCGATCGATGCCATGCACTGGGCAATTCGGAGAGCATTTAGCGAAGAAGGCAGTCCATTCTATTTGTATCAGACTCTGGATGGAGTCATACACCTGAAGTCGCAGGCCGAATTGGCACGGCAGAGCGTCTATCGCGAGTACCAGGAAGGAAAGTTCTTCCAGTACGACATGCTGACTCATCCTGAAAAAAGTTTTGAGGAGAGGGCGGTTCGTATCTTAAGCATCGATTCCGATCTTAGTATGGCAAAGCCGGTTATGGCTACCAATGGCGCATATGCCTCAAGGACCGAATATGTCGACCTGTCCACGAAAACATATTCAGTATCTAAATTCAGTTATACCGATCGGGTCAAGGATTTTCCTACGATAGAAGGATATCCATTCCTATATCATGATTTCAATGTCGACGAGGGAAATAAGATTTCGTCGTTTGACAAGACGAAGATAAACTATATACCGCTGAATTCTAAGGCGTATTCTGAGCCATTTGCAAATTATCATTCTAGTGCATCCGGCGGAATCATAAACCAGGCCCAATCTCAACTGGAAACGTTGGACAGTATTCAGCATACTGTCGTGCTGAATGGAGACTTCAACCTCAATTGCGGCAAAACTATCGGTCTCAAGATACCTCCGGCCTGGGATCCATCGCTGAAAAAAAATGGGTTACGGCGCACCGACCAGGAAACACTAAACGATTATATTTCCGGTTCATATCTAGTCTCGGCGATAGTTCATAATTTCGCCGATGAATACTATTGCGAAGTAAAGGTAAAGAGAGATTCGACACCAGCTGACCCATTTTCGTCATGAACGCACAAGACAATTTTATCTCTAAACATTTCGCTTGGTTTACCGGGGTCGTAGAAGATATCTACGATCCACAGGAGATGGGTAGGGTTCGAGTTCGTTGTTTCGGTTATCACACCGACGACAAAGCCCAAATACCTACCGAGGATCTTCCATGGGCACTAGTAATGCTTCCGGTGACTTCGGCCTCGATGAGCGGCATCGGCCAATCTGCCACCGGAATACTTCAAGGAAGTTGGGTCATCGGGTTTTTTAGAGACGGACCTTCTGCGCAAGATCCGATCGTGATGGGAACCATACCATCCTCCACACCTAAGACAAGTTCGGAGTTAGGATTCGGCGATCCCGCTGGCACTCATCCAATTTTTCCTGACGAGAACGATATGCCGCGAGAGGCCAGAGCGGAATACACGAAATCGTCGGCTTATCTGGCCAGAAAACAGTTGAGAGTTACGAACGTCGAGAAGGCGGTACCGCCCAAGGTCAGCAGTGTCGCGGTCGATGAACCGGATTCTTACTATACTAGATCTGATTGGAGTACGCTGGATATAGAGGAAACTACCAATCCAAAATACACTTTCAACAGCGCGATTCACACTCAGGGAGGTCACGTCAGGGAAGTTGATGATACCGCGAGCAACAAGAGAACTCTGGATCAGCACTCCTCCGGAACATACGTCGAGGTAGTTAATTCTGGAGATAGGACCGTATACGTGGTTGGCAACAGCTATACTGTGGTCCTAGGATCGGATAATATTTACATCAACGGCTCATGTAACCTTACTGTCGCGGGAGATTTCAGGCACCTAGTCAAGGGCAATTACCATCTTGAGGTAGAAGGAAATAAGACGGAATACATCAAGGGGTCTCGTCAATCTAAGATTGGACAATCAGAGCAATCCGAAATCGGTAAAGACCTTGCCACGAACGTCACATCCAATACTATTTTCCGCACCGGAGGCAATGCGACGATCACTATCGATGGAAGCAAGGTGCAGATTATTGGAGGTAATAACAATCTCACTGTTGCCGGCGACAACGGGTTGGTCGTCGTTGGAAAGCATCAGGAATTCTCCGGAGGTCATCATGAAACATCGGCTGGAGGACACCTGTATGTCACATCAAGTGGTAACCTTGAGCTTGAAACATTGGCGGATTCTACGATTAAGGCCGATGGAACCCAGATAATCACGGTTGTCGGAAATCAAACAATTCAAGCCTCTGTGACGAATGTTCAAAATAACGTTAACGTGACCGGAACGCTTACCGCCACCACTCAGGTTACGGCAGGTTCTCCTTCTGTTAGCCTCACGACACATACTCATGGTACGCCGCCGAGCACCCCACCACCAACTAAACCGAGTTAATCCATGTCTTTACTTTGCGGAAAAAATCCGGCTCTTGATGCGGTTAATTCTATCAATGATGCCATCAAAGCTAAATTGGCTGACAAGAAAAGTGCTCTGGGTGGATTGGCTTCCCAAGCAGCCGCATTGAAGAGTAAGCTCGGTTCACTAAAGGCTGCAATCACGAACTTAGATTCGTTCCAATCTGAGCTGGCAAGTTTGGTCGGAGCTACTCCGGCGCAGATAGCGGCGTTCAAGGCAAAATGGAACGGCAAAGTGGCAGAATTGGATGCTTTAGTCGCCAAAACCACTAGCGGTATCGCCGACGCGCTAGATTTCTGCAAAGACGTGCCAAACGTCAAACTTAATCCGGCTACAGGTGCAGTTGTCACGGAGGCTAAAGAGTCCTCTACTCCAAACACGAATCCAGGTGAGGCGGAAACCCTCAAGGAAACGATAACGGTCCCGGAAATACCGAAAAATTGACTATAAATAGTAGATCCCATGGCCGGAGTACTCACAGTCTACGATCAGAATATATTGGCGCGCAAGTCTGCGATCGTCTCTCAGCGTAAGCCATATTCAGATCTGGACGTTACTCTATCGTTAAACGATCGTGGAGATATTAGCCCTCTGGAAGATATTGAGGCAGTCAAGCAATCTGTCAAGAATCTCATACTGACTGTGTTCGGCGAACGGCCGTTTCAACCTCGATTGGGATCCGGTTTGAAGGGATTACTATTCGAGCCGGCCGATAGAATCACTATCGCGGTTCTCAGAAAAGCGATCTACGATGTTTTGATCAGAAATGAATCTAGAGTCGATAGCCTTGTGGTACAAGTCACCGACGATTCTGACAACAACCGATATCAAGTCACACTGGGCTTTAGAGTTGTATCTCTGAGCCAGGAGGTCGACATCACAGTATATCTCCAGAGAATACGATAATTTCCACCATGGCACAATTCAACGTCACAGAACTCGATTTTCAGGACATCAAGGATTCCATCAAGGATCATTTCAAGTCGCAATCCAAGTACAACGACTTCGACTTTGATGGATCCAATCTCTCGATCCTGCTGGACATCCTGGCATACAATACGCACTACAATGCTATGGTGGCGCACTTCAGCCTGAACGAATCGTTCTTGGACTCGGCGCAGATCCGTGGAAACGTGGTATCCCACGCGAAGACGCTGGGATATATCCCGCGTTCAATTCAGGCTTCGACAGTAAAATTGAATGTCACAGTAACAGGAAGCGGAATTACGCCGGCAACATTGACTTTGGAGCGTGGTACAAGATTTCGTAGCAATAGCGGAACGTCGAATCCTTACACCTTCGTCGTGCTGGATCCAATGACTTCTCCGAAGAACAGTTCTAACCAGTACGTGTTCACGAATGTAGTGGCCAAGCAAGGTGTATTGAAGAGAATGCTGTACCTGGTGGATAATTCCATCGAGAACCAGAAGTTTGTGATTCCGGATGATAATGTCGACACAAACACTGTGAGAGTTCGTGTAAAGACGAATCAGGACTCGGATGACTACGAGGCATATACTCGATTCACTTCTCTATCCGGAATTACTTCCACCTCCCTGGTGTATTTCATCCAGGAGAATGCTAGCGGTAAATTTGAAGTTTTCTTCGGTGACGGCGTTCTCGGAAAGAAGCCGATCAATAACAACATAGTCGAGGTTGAGTACATCTACACCTCGGGTGAAGAAGCAAACAATCTTCGTACTTTTACTGCGCTAGACAGCATCGGTACTCT